ATTCACGTCTTTTAGAGTAACCTCTATTTGACTGTTGTATTCTAACAAATGCAATTAATGCACCAAATGCCACTAATCTATCCACGTTAAGACCCGGATAGTAAGCTAACATTTCTTTAATAAGCATGGGATCAGGTATTCTTTCAACACCTAGTGTTTGATTTATTACAACACCATTTACATCAGTTTCTTCATCTATCACTTCTCTTAAAAACTCTATTGCATAAGATATTAAATGACTTTTAAATAGTGTACCTGTATTTTTCCATCCGTACTCTTGATATACAGTTCTGTTAGATCCTAAATCTTTTAAAAATAATATTTGCTGTTTAGGTACTAAATATCTTTGTTTTTTTCTAGCAATCATATGCTGAATAAAAAGAGATATATTATTTTCAACTAATGTCCAAGCATTGTACCATTCAATAATCATTTCTAATCTTTCATGTGTCTTATTGATGTCATCAAATCTTCCACACCATGCTGCTACTACTTTATCTTTTTCTATAAATTGTTCTACATCACCAGAAATAGTAGTCCTTGTTACTTCAGTAGCATTTTTATATACAAATATACTACACAAAGAATCAGATGTAGTTGTCTTTCCTTCTGATACAGGATCAATAGATGCATAGTATGCTCCAAACTCTGGATTTTTTACAGGTCTTTCCCATACTACAATTGTTCCTGTTTTGTCAGTTTGTTTCTTATTTACTGGAAACTTAGATATTGGTAGCTTATTTGTTCTTTTAGCAAAGATACCTTTTTCATCTCTATCTAATTCAATTAACTCATAAGGGTATTCTTTTTCCTCAATTCTTTTTTGTTGTCTACTTAACACTGCTTGTGGAAAAACGGACTCCTTTCTATATGCAAAAGCTTCTGCAATGTTTAAAGGTTTCTGAGATATTCTTAATTGATATTGTTCCCCACTTAATTCATTTTTCCACTTTGCTCTTTCTGTAATAATTGCTTCTATTGCTTCTGCTACTAAAGAGTTGCCGTATTGATCAATATGAGGTGGCATAGACCACTGTTCAGGAATAAATAACCCTGCCATACCAATACCACCATCTGCGTCCATTAGATTAGTTTCTACAGCATATATATCATTTGCTTTAGGATTTAGTATCATATCCTTTAATGGATTACATTGTTCTAAATCTCCAACTGATCCAGCTGCTATAAACATACCCGTTGTTACCATACCAGATGACATTGCAGGACGTAAGTACTCATATGTCTGCATCATTTTAGGAGCAATACCTGCCTCCTCATGAAAGAAATAAGTTGTTGGTCCCCCAACACCAGATGTTGCATTTTTTTCAAAAGAAGCACCTTGTATTTTAGATTTTAAACCTCTTGCTGTTTTTCTATTACCTACTTTAACTTCTATTTGTTGCTGCCATAATAATACTTTCTCTGGATTACTTGGTCTATACCAAGCAGTATGCTCATTAAGAAAAGTTTTATATTCATCTAAGAATTTCCAAGAACCCTTATCATTAATATAATCTTTAAGAGAAGCACCAATTTTACATGTGCTACCTTCTTCAAACCAATAAGTATTTATAAGCTTACCCATGTGAAAGTAAGAAGATGCAATCTGACGTTTCTTTAATATAGCTGAATGTTGAAAATGAAGTTCAGCTAGTATTTCATATAATGCCATGTGATACTGAGCATCACGGACTTTAGCAAAGCCATACTTTTTTTCTTCTTTATCATATATAGGTAGAAAGTTTAACCACATATAATAATCACGTGTTAGAAACCAAGTAAGGGGTCCTTCTTTATAGATAACCCCTTCCCTGCATTTATTCTTTTGATCTTCCCAATAGTTTATAAAATCTTTAGATCTAAAAGGCTTATCACAATAAAAACCTTGTTTATTAAAAGTTTTTGCTTCTTTATTAAATTGTTTAGACATACTGGTAAAATTATATTCACCAGGCTCTTTAAAAATATTTAATAAGAATTCAATAAAACTTTCTCTATCTTCAAACTCTGTTTCAGTCCAATTATTATTTTCATAAGTTGGTATAGTCCTATACATCTCTTAGGATTGCAAATATATCTCCTTCTTGTATTAGAAGGTGATCTTCATTATTATGTTTCATAGGAACCGGTAAACAATGATCTGTATATTGAACTATATCACCAACTACAATTTCATCTACCGTCTGACCTACTCCCACCACTGTTCCAACATTTTCTTTTTCTTGAGCTGTTGAAGGAATCATAATAGTTGTATTTTTAAAAAACTTTTCAGCTTCTTTTTGTTTGATCAGAATCTTTTTTCCTATTGGTATTACTTGTTGTGCCATTGTCTTTAGTTTTTTTATTATTAGTTTCTTTTACTTCTTCTTTTTCAAATATTGGTTCATCCCAATAACAGAAAAGCCATTTTTCTTGTACTTTCATATTACATTTGGTCATATGCTAATCCGGCACCACCACGTACAGAACTTTCTTGCTCTTGCTTCATATCTACCAAAGCTCCTTTGTATGATTGTCTAATTTGTTCAAATTTAGCTGCTGCATTTATCATAGAGTTCATGTTACCATCTCTACCATGTTCAATAGGTGTTACTTCCATATACTTAGCCAACCTGTCTAACATAGCTTTAATACCTACATAAGCTCTAAAGGTTGGTGTTTCATACATTTCTTTACACATATCTAAAGCATATCTTATTTTACTATCTTCAGGTGATTCTTCTAACTTGATCTCTTCTATTATTATATCTTCTTTTTCATGCTCAGGTAAATTAAAAAAAGGATTAAGATCAGGACTAGGGCAAGACATATAAAAAATATACTGATAAACTTTTAAATAAGTTTCAGGATATTCTGTCATTATAACATTTAAAAAAGGTAAAGCATAACAGTGTTCTGTTGGTACTACCTTTGAATTTTGTACATCAAATAATCTTATTAAACTCATTTGTTTTATTTTTAAGGATTAGCATCCATATATTCTGTAATAGTCTCCATACTATCAGTTACTGTTAAAGCTGTTCCTGGTATAGTTACTACATTATTTATCATAATTTTTATTATGCCAGGTAAAACTTTTCCGTTTACTTGAGAATAATAAGCAGATGCACCTATAATTTCTGACTGTTTAAGGTATAAAGATCTTGCAGAATCATTATTCCAAAACTCTTGTCCATCAGGTGCAGGATCTTTTAGTACTGTAACTACAGTTAATGTAACGTTTGTTGCCATAATTATTTATTATCTTTTAACCACATTATTAATGATGTAACTTCATCTTTTAAATAAGGTAATTCATACATTTTAATTTTATCTATTGAAGGATCCCCATCAACTATTTTTGTAATAGGGTACCCATTAGAATCTTCTCCAACTTGTTCAAACTTTACATGTTGAATAACAAGCTTACCTATTTTTAATTTAGGGTTGTGCTTTTTAATAATATACGCATAAATACTCAGTTGTAAGTTATAATGATTCAAATTACAATCATCTAAATTATTTACAGGTCTAAACATTTTATTTGTAATACCTTCCCAGTTAGTATATCCTTTTTCTTTAATTTCTTTATTTGTCTTATAATCATATATATTAATATAACCATTCACAATCTCAACTAAATCTGCTTGACCACAAATTCCGGCTGACTTTAAATATACTAAATGCTCCGGATATATACCTTCCTCTAGTTTTTGTTCTGGTGCTAATTTAACACCATCTTCATTAACTAAAGGTTTAATAATTGGTATCTGAGTTCCTTCACGCTCAATCTTTTCAAAGTCTAGCATATCTGCTTCTCTTTGATTATGATAAAAGTTACCTAAACCAATAGCTCTTTTTGTTTCATTATCCCAAGCTTGTAAAATCTCTTGTTCAGTCATACCATACCACTTAGACCTTTTATTCTTAGCAGATTTTTTTGCCTGACCTTCTCTATCAAACTTTGGTTTAAATTTTCCTATAAAAGAAGTTACACTTAACCAATCAATTTTGTCATTATCTATGCTTTCATAGCTATGACCTTCTTCTTTAAATATAATTGCCATAATCTTAAGTTATTGTAGTATACCACCAATTACCTTCTTGATTAGTTGTAATACTAGTTGTTGTTCCGTTATATATATAATTAATCTTCATTATCACTTTTTATTTTTATTTGTTCAAATATTTCTTCTTCCTGTTCTTCTGTTACTACTGAATCCCAAAATCCTTTAGGGCAATCAGAAGATAATGATCTAACTTTAAATGCTAAACTACAACCACAATCACTACAACATGGCTGAGTTCCAGGAGCTAAACAATCATCACCTTTAGCATCAAATAAACTACAACCTACACATACTTGAAATCTATCTGTGGCTATAGCTTCTATATGCTCTTTTTTAAATAACTTATTTTTAATGCCTTCTGCAATTTTATCTGCATTTTTAAAAGCATCAATGTATTTTTTCCATTTCTTTTCCATCTTATTTAGCTTTGAAATCTTTTTTGCTTAAAATGTCTTCTTTTACTTTTTCTAATATTGCTTCCATTTCTTTAATATTAGAAACTATATTTTCACTCTTAGCATAACCATTGTATGTACGTTTAGCTACATTACCTAGCATACTCTTTTGTTTTTTAATTGCCATCTCTAACTTTTGTTTCCTTATGTGGAATGTTCCTAATCCTTCAATGTAGATTCTTGGATGTGTCAGACCAGACAATTGTTTTCTTACCTTACTGTAGTAAAATGTAACAAAGTCATCTACTAACTGAGGATGAACTCCAACTTTTTCTGCAATACCTTTTTTAAACTCATCATGCTTCTTTGGAATCATTACCTAAAATTTTATAATCAAGTAAAACTAATCCGCTTGTTTGCACATTCATAGCTTTATTTATTGTAATTGTTTTTTTATTAGTTCCTGCTTTAATTAAAAGACCTTTTTTTTCTATTTTAGAAATTGCATTTCTAGCTGATTGAGAACTTTTAAATATTTTTCTATCAGTTAAAATTTCACAAAACTTAGCTATTTCTATTTTTGAATTTAATGATAACTCATATAAAAACTCCAAATCTGTTTTAGTTAATAATACATCATTAAAGAAACAATACGTAAGTATTTGATACTTTATTGATACATTAATATCAACTTTTAATTTAAAATCTACTTTTTTTACAACTGCCATTTTATAAACTCATTATCATATCAACAAAGTCAGGATGAGGATAACAATCCCATTTATCCCTTCTTACATTGGTATGTGTTAATAATCCTTTTACCTTTCCGTAAAATGCATCTTCTTGAAAATCAAAACCTTTATAAGGTCCATGATCTTTAATAAACTGTTGTAAACCTTTTCTAATATCTATCTCATCTCTTTCACCAATATATCTAATCCACTTTTCAGTTGCTTTAATTTGTTCTGGTGTATAGCTTTGCCATTTAGTATATCCTTTAAAAGGTTTTTCCAATACAGTAATTTCATTTGGTGTACAACGTGATTTAACATATGTTCTATCATCATCATTTAGATAACCCATTGAACATATTTCTAAACCAACAGAATGTCTATTCATCCAACCTGATCCAGTTCTACCAAGGTGCCATCCCTGGCCCTTTTCAGGAAAAGCTTGCACCATTATTCCGTTGTATTCTGAATCTCCATTTCTATGGTTATTACCACCTAATACAAACTCTGTTGCCACTCTTCCTCTTTTATCTCTACCCCAATGATCTATTGTTCTGTAGGGATTATTATTTCCTGCAGTATGATGTAAAAATATATATTCATTTTTAATTGGCCCTTCTAGGTATTCACCTTTAGGTAAAAAATGTCTATGTATTACTTGATCAAAATTAGTTGTAAAGTATTCTTCAGAAATATCAGTATCTTCATCAATCTCATCTAGTATTAGTATAGGTTGATTTAACAATAGAACCCACATAGGTGATTCTACTATACCAGTTACAGGAAAGTTATTAGATAATTGAAATCTTACTACAGCCTTTTCAGTTAAAGGTCCAAATTGTCCATCAGCTGAAATCTTCAATGCTGTTTGGAGAGTCTGAACATCTTGTCCAGAGTCTCCCTTTTTCAGCATACGCATCTTAACTATCTATTTTTGCAGCAGCCTCCTCCATAGCTTGCTTAAATGCTTTTGCTTCTTCTGAGTCTGGAGATTCCCCCTCTTCTTGTGAAGCATACTGTTGCGCCATAAACATTTGAGCTTGCATTCTTTCTGCTCTAGATTTTTCAATAGTAGCTAGCAGCATTTCATATTCTGCTTGTACTTCTAAATGTGGAATGTTTTCTTTGTAAAATGCAGTGATTTCTTCTCTACGTGCATTTAGTTCTTCTTTAGTTAAAGTAGGATCTTTATCTTCTAAAGGATTTTGTTTTGCAGATGTTGCCATGTGTTGATTTTTTTAATGTTAAACTTAATTTGTACAAATATATATAAAATTAGTTTAAATAAAAAAAGTTTATGGCACTTATTTATATTAAGATTTTAAATCCTACGTGTAAATAATTTAGATTACGGTCTATTTTATACATCCTATCTGGATTTTATTCTATCCAATTCTCTTTCTAAGAATTCAACTTTTACTTTTAAAGCTGAAGCTTCTGACTTTACATCCATTAAAGCATTAGTACAATTATCTTTATCTTTCTCTAGTTTTTCCACTCTACTTATTAGATCATCTCTATAAATAGTTTGCTCACTAAGATCTTCTTTTTGTTTATCTCTTTTATTACGAATAAGAAACTCATAAAACTTCCAAGACCCGGCTCCTCCTAATACACTAAGAACTGTTATTATTATGGTTATATAGTTTTCACTCATTGCTTAAAGACTTATGTAACATTTCTAATTTCAACTTAAAATATATCCAGATCCATAAAAATACATACCAAAATGTTATTATTATATTCTTAGTATCTTGAAATGTGTATGGATCACTTCCAGGTGTAAATATATCAACTAAGTATTTTATTGTTGAATATAGTACTATAGTTAAATGTAGAAGTACAAATTTAGATGCCCATTTTATATTATGTATAGTAAGGATTATTCCTACACTTGCAATTAGGTGTGCGAGGTACAACCAATATGTATATTCCTGATCTAACTCTTTCCAATATGATAATGTGGTCCACAATACCATGTTGTTTAATATATCACTCGTAACCCAAAAAAATAACAAGGGTTGAAAGTCAAAATACAATAAAATATCTTTTATCTTCTTAAAATACACTACATCCTTTTTTAGTTTTGGTAAAGTAGAATTATTGTCCATCCAATCCCATTCTCTACCACTATTGATCATTTTCTATAATACCGACTAAGTACATTACAAAAGCAGTGATACATAAAGCTAACATTATATCAAATGTTAATGTCATCTACCGCTTCTTACCTTTGTGCAAACCATTGTCCGGGAGCTCCACCTTTCCCTCCTGCTTTAATAGAAGAGAATAATCTCTTACGCATTGTGGGTTTAGTATAGTTGCCATTACTTTTTTGATTTTGCCCCTGAGCATTTCCAACGCTTACGTGATAAGTTGTTTGGTGTGTTAGGATCATTTGCTTTCTTTTTAGACACCCGTTTCTTAATACCTAAACTTCTAGCACAATAACTATCACCTTTAGATGTGCCGGGCTTTACTCTTGGACCACCACCTTTAGCTTTGCCTGCCTGTCCGTAACTAACCTTCTTTCCAGAAGCTGTTACTTTTACTTTTGCTTTGCCTTTTCTTGGTGTTGCCATTACTTTATTTGTTTATATACAGGAACTCCATCATTACTAATAGTTTGTTCCCATTTGGTACCATCTTCAGAAATAATTACTATACGGGAAAATGTCTTAGTTCCTATTATAGTTTGATCAGACCCTACATTAACAGAGTTACCACATGTAAACTTTTTTAAATCTGCTAATGTTGTAAGCTCAGAATTTAATTTTGGATGTTGCTTTAGCCTTTCTTGTGTACTTGCATATCTAGCAATTGCAATATAATCATCACCTTTTGGTATAACTGACTTTTTTCTTGTCAACATGCTTATCATGTCTTGTAATATATTTGCCATTTCTATTTGGTTTTTTTTCTAATTGGTGTAACCATTGGTGGAAGAGGCTGAGTTAAAATCCTTTGCCTTGATTGAGCTTCATTTTTTGCAATTTCAGCATTACGTCTAAGCTTTGCCTTTTCTAATTCATAAGCATATTGTCTATTCTGATTTACATATGCTTCATTTATAATAGAATCTCTATATGAGTTAACATTTGCAACATTAGGTCTCATCTCTGGAGATGTTGTAGGTACTGATGTACCAACCTGTGCCTTCTTTAATTTTTTTTTCACTCCTGTTTATTTAATAATTTTGGATACTTCTCAGTTAGTATATCTCTTAGTAAAGCACATTTCTCATATTCCTCTGATTCAATATACCATGCAATCATTCCCTCTAACTCAGTTTCTAAAGGTCCAGAATCCGGATCAAAAGCCAACAGTGCAGAATCCCCATCCTTAAATGAATCTTCCAACAAAGCATCAAACTCTATTTCTCCAGCCAAAACTCTATATGAATTTGCATATGCTATTTCAACCATTTCCATTTCTATCTGCTTCTGTGTGATGTCATCCATTGCATCAAATTCTTCTTCTTCTTTACTCATAAGTATATTATAGAGTTACTCCTTTTATATAATTAATATACAAAAATTTTATGAGTGTTGAAAATTAAAGTTCATATTTCAACTACAAGGTTAACCAAAAAAAATTTTTTTCCTAATTTTTTACACCCCAATGGGTATAGCAAATGTTCTATGTATGGCATGCTTGAGAGGATCTTGCTTTCTGATCCCCAGCTAAAAATTGCGGAGAGGGTACCCCCGTTGTAAGTGGTACCTTAATTTCTATCTGCTCCCCAGCTAAATATTGCCATCAGGGTGTTCTGGCATTTATGTAACACCCACTATTTAATAACTAATATCTTATATTATGAATGTATTTTTTAAAAAAGTCTTGACTAACCCTAACACAGGGTCTGCAGTCATCCAGTGTACTTCTGAACCACTAACACAAAAACTTGCTACTCTTGGCGGAATGCCTGTAGCAACATCCACACGTAAGAACATTGTGTGGGGTAATCTATCTCTCAATGACCCTGAAACTGGTCTTGTAATGAGAGCTAATCATCCAACAATGCAACACTATATGCAAACGTTGGAGCCTGGACAAGAGCTTGAAGGCTTTAGAATGTCTGAAAATCCTTGTATGGATATGAAGACAGGAGAGGCAACTAATATAATGTGGGTTGAAGCATATTAATTAGAACAAGGGAGTGTGTAATAGCACTCCCTTTTATTTATTATATATAGTAATGGACATCAGGAGGACATAAGAAGCAGCAGGTGGGTTACTTGATTAGTTACTTCACACCTTCTTTCAAACATCTCTAGCCATCTTTCCATCTTCTTTTTCTCTATTTTCTGCTCATTGTAATCCTCATGCTCTCTGCTCCCCAGCTAATGAGTGCTCTGTTACATTTATTAACTATAAATTGTAATTTGGTGTGGTAAATTATATTTATTTGTGTGTTGCACTATATGTGTGACATCTCATAAGCCATAATAACCACCTTTAAGGCCATCAAAGTTATTACTTGGCCATATACTATAGATATAGCTAACACAAGAGCATAGATGACACTTAAAGACAATAAGCCTAACAACACTATAAACAAATAATAAGTTGTCTCTTCCTCTATAGGAATAGTATAACATTACCCGCAATATTGCATTTACCACATAATCTAAAACTAAATGAAACACACAAAAATCTTAATAGCTGTAATAGCTACATTCATTATCACACTACTACTAATCAATACCGCTGTATGGTGGTTACAAGACACCTGGTCATTCAAGAAATGCTTCTTACATGGAGCAACATTGGGTATAGGTCTCATATTTGGTTGGATACCTTCAGTATTTGTAGGTTATGACCTTAATGATAAATTCAATTCACCACTTTAACAATCTTTACGTAGAGCACCAATCAAAATGATTGAAATGTTGGAAAACAAACAACCCGGAGCAGTTATACTATTACTAGTATAGTATGAGGAGACTACAAGCCTTAATCATCTGCTTCTTTAAGGTGTCTTTACATTACATTAACCATTTAAATTAAATAACCATGCAAATATTAATCTTAGAACGTGAACAGTTTGTTCAACACAAAAACAACATAGGTATCATAATGTATACCTCATCAGACAATCCAATCGTTAACCTGTTTACAGGGGAACAACATTACACCGTAAACCGTAATGAACTTGAATCACCAGAAGTGAATGATTTAAATAACACTCTCCATGATAACCATGAGTTAAGAGAGTTAGCATTGGATAACAATCTTATTGAGGTACACCATCGTGATCTTATATCTGACTATATAAATTACGTATCATCTTATAATAATTAAAATCATGAAAAAATTAATAAAATCTCTTATCAAAATCTTTTTTGTTATAGTAATGCCTGTAGTATCCTTGGTACTACTATTTACATTTATAATGGCAAAAGCAACAACAACAGTAATTAATACATTAGGTGGTTCTGTTGCAGAACCATTTCCAATAACAGGTATAATATTGATGACTGTATCTACCTTTATACTGGCTGTTATAGTTAGTAAGTATTTACACTATGTACACATGTTACCTAAAGTAACAATTGAGTTTCTACCATTAATTGGAATAGGTATAGGGTTTGACAAAAGCTACAAACGTACTCTAGGTCTAGTTATTCTATTACCGTTTTGTGCATTAGAAATATCACAACACTCAAAAAAATAAATAAAAGGGCCATTCCTGACACCCTAACAACACCAGTACTATTATATCTATAATAACACTAGGTAGTAAGGCTAGGGAGATAACCTAATAATATATGGTTAGTGGTAACCAAACGTAGTAGACTCAGCTTGATAAAAGGCTGGTCTACTATGTTTATAAAACTCAAAATACAATGGATAAAACGTATAATATATCTCAAAGGACAACACAAAGTCTACTAAATAAATTAATAGATGAAACACAAGTAAGTAATAAAAGTAATATAGGGCATATAAGAAATATACTTAAGAATGGTCTAAGTAATGACCACATAAGTTATCTTCTTAATTGTATACTATCAAGTGATACATTTACCAGTTTTGCAATTGGTGATTATGTAACACTTATGCCACCAAGCTATCATGAAAATGAAAAATATGAGTTAGATACACTAATAGATAAAGGTCTTGCTACTAAAGAGGGTTTAGTCTATGGTATAATAACAGGTGATGGTTCTTGGTCAAGTGACTTTGATCCTTACTGTAATACTATGGAGGTTAATATACTTTACTATGATGATGTAAGTGGTGATGTAAAACCAGATATAAATAAAGTTAATACATTTGATCTATCACTGATTAGTAAAAGCAAAATACCTTTTTATAATAAAGTAGTACAACAGGAATTATTCTAATTAAAAACATAAACTATGGCAAAGATATCATATCAACTTTTAACTAGAGAGTATAACAAATGGTTAAAATCAGATAGAAAGGCTGACTTTGGTAATATGATGAACACTAAGTACAAGTTTAGTGACAGTAAACTTGAAAGTGAAGCTAATGCTAACAATGCTTTGCTTGCCATCATGAAAGAGTATGTCCAAGAAATCATATAGATTTGGTATTGTTAGCCGTGAGGTTATTACAGCACCAGATTTATCAATGAGAGCTAAAGCTTTGTACTCTGTTTTAGCCTGTTATGCAAATAAAGAAAGATCTTGCTTTCCTTCTATTTCAACAATAAGTGATGACTTAAATATAAGTCAAAGAACCACAAAAAGATTGATAAAAGAACTGAAAGACAAGGATTATATCAAAAGAGCTGGCAGAAAGCTAATAATAAAATAATACTGTTAGCTATATATATGCCAATTACTTACTGCATTCAATGAAAGATGTTCTACTATAATGAAATTAGATGAATAAATTATTATATTTTTGTTAAACTTACTTAGCAAAAAAATGATAGTACAATTACCTAATGGACGTATAGTGGAGTGTTCAGTTGAGCAATATTTATCTCTTTCAGATGATGAGATAAAAGACCTCAATGGTTTAGGTGCAGTGTATACCAAAGAAGTGGGTGATCCTTTTTATAATAAGTTTTCCAATCCCTATCCAATTGTAAATGACTTTGAAGATGATGAAGATATCATTGTAGAAGATTCAAGAACATTGGATGAGATAGAAGATCAAGAAAAAAGAGAAGACCCGTATTTTCACAAGGATGATGTCTAAAGAATAGGCACATCAAAACAATCATTTTTAATAAATATAAAAAACAAAAATTATGCAAAGTAAAGTAAACATCATTGCTGATGACATGGGAAATGTTATCCGTCAATCAAGCACAAGTTCAGAGTACGGTTATGTAAGATTACAACAAGACAGAGTTACCTTTGGTAATGGAGGTTGGGTTAAGAAATCAAACATAAGTACATTATTACATGGTAAATTAGAAGACTTACAATCTATTGGATTAGAGTCAATGACTTCAGTACCAGGTAAAATTATTATTAAAGAGCAGCTTACTCCTTTTTCTACTAATGATCCAGACAGAGATTATAAAATGGCAGGTGATACAGGTATTATATGCTGTGTTGATGGAGAACCTATTTATAGGAAAACATTCTTTGTTGCTGATGCAACTGCAGAGGATGTATTAATAGCACACAATAATGGTGAAGCTATTAAGGAAGCTAACAAATCAGCTTTTGACTTAACTAAAAAGCCAAAGTCTAAAGTAGAAACTGCAAGTGCACCAGAGGCATTTGGATTTGAGACAGAAGAAACTGAAACAGAAGAAGTTGTTGAAGTAGAAGCTGAACTTGAGCCAGCAGAAGAGTTTGAGTTATAAATCTTACTAAAGAATACAAATTAGGGACTGGATCACTGTAAAGTGTGATAGTCCCTTTTTTTATTTACACAATTACTAAATTAAATTAATTAAAAACTAAAACTACATGTATGTTATCTCAAGAACAATTAAATCAAGTAAAAATTAATGAGAGTAAAACCTTATTAAACCAGAAACTGCAACGTTACCACTATTATGGAATACTGGAACAATATCAGTTACATCCACCCTCAATTATTAATGACTTTCATTATACAAAACTAAATTCATATCAACACTTTTTATTTAAAAGAGTATTGCATGGTTTAAATGTATATGATCCGTCAGAAGTTGCTAAGTTACACTGGGATAAGAAAAGAAGAATATCTAAAGTTTGGAGAAGAGGTCAAAGAGAAATTAATGCCTGGAAACAAATGATCTGTAACAAAAAGATTATGGCTTACTTTCAAAATACCTTCAGAGGACCTCTGATGGAAGCAATAATTGCTGTCCCTGCTGATGAGTACTTAGAAGATTATAACAATACAATGTCTTTTAAAGACTTAGGTGTTGCTTATGAAGATGTAATATTATTATTTATGTCTAAAGGTTTGCTACCAGCAAATTATCTTACACTTACTCCTAATGAGAATCAACTTAAACTTAAGGCATGATTCAACAGAAAAAGAAACTATGTAACAATTGCAATACTGAGCAGTTCATTTGGAAAAATGATAAAGGCAGCCGGTATTGCAAAAGTTGCTGGTACAAATCAAAGGATAATAAAAAGCCTTTACAGAGAAAGCCAATTAACAAAAAGTCTAAGAAAATGCAAGTAGCTGATGCTGCTTATACTATTCTTAGAAGAAAGTTTATGGAAGAAAAACCAATGTGTGAAGCTTCTTTACCTAATTGTAATAGATCATCAACTGATGTTCATCACATGAAAGGTAGAGGCCTTCATCATTTGGAAGTATCTACTTGGCTATCTGTATGCAGACAATGCCACGCTTGGATAGAAGAAAATCCAAAGAAAGCAATTGAATTAGGTTTTTCACAAACAAGGTATTAACTATAAGAATTAAAAGAATGAAATTAATAAAAAAAATAAAACACGTACACTACATAAAATTACGTATAGCTGAACTAGAGTGTGAAATACTAAACACTGTATTAGATTCTGCTACTGGTTATTGGACAAAGAAAGTAAAAGACAGCTTGCGTGTTAAAGCTAGGCTTGTAATTAAATATAATATGAAGCTTATCTAATTTAAAATTATGGAAAGAGAAGAAATACAAAAAATTGCATTGGACACAGCTTTGTCTTTTAAAAAGTCAGGTTTAGCCATATCAATGGGAGTGGGTAAGACTAGAATAGCTATACAGCATTTACAAATGTGTTACAATCCTTTTATAAAAGCATTAGTTGTTATACCAAAGCACTCAGTAGCTCAATCTTGGATAGATGAATTAGGTAAAATGCACTTAGAAAGTTTGCTTACACATATAACGTTTACAACTTACTTATCTATAAACAAACAAAATCCAAATGATTATGATTTGTTATACTTAGATGAATGTCACAGTTTGTTAGATACACATAGGCCATTCTTATCTGAATTTAAGGGTAAGATACTGGGACTTACTGGTACACCACCTAAGTATGCTGATTCTGAAAAAGGTAAATTAGTTAGTAGATTTTGTCCTATAAAGTACACATTTACAGTAGATGAGGCCACTGATTCTAAAATACTTAACAGTTATAAGATTGTAGTTCATCAATTAGAACTATCAAAACTTAAGACTTTAAAGAAAAAGAATAAGAATGGTGGTTTCTGGTGGACTTCAGAAGCTTTAGACTATGCATATACAACAAAACGTTGTGGTGAAGCTGATACACCAAAGCAAAGACAGTTTGCTTCTATCATGAGAATGAAAGCATTGATGGATTATAATACTAAAGAGGAATATGTTAAATCATTATCTAATGCTTTGAATACAAAGTGTTTGATTTTTGCAAATACTCAGAAACAGGCAGATAAACTGTGCAAGCATAGCTATCATTCTGGTAATAAAAAATCAGAGGATAATTTAGAATTGTTTTCTGATGGTAGAATAGACAGACTTTCCTGTGTATTACAGTTGAGTGAAGGTGTAACTATACCAGATTTAAAGCAGGGTATTATTATGCATTCATATGGTAATGAAAGGAAGTCTTCCCAAAGAATTGGAAGATTACTTAGATTAAACCCATCTGATACAGCAATTTGTCACATACTATGTTATAATGGAACTCAGGATGCGCTTTGGGTAGAAAATGCTTTGAAAGATTTTGATCCAAAAAAGGTTCAATATTACAACCCTTTAAAAAATTAGAATTATGGGAAAAATGAAAGAAATATTTACAGAGATAATAGAAAATGAATACAGAGGTGATTATAGTGCATACATAGAGGACTTGGCTAGACAAACATGTGAGGAATATGTTCATATGGGAGAAACAGTTTGTCCAAATTGTCTTGATGCATCATTGTATCAGAATGAGTCAGATATTAAATGTGATGTATGTGCTCAGCATTTTGTACAAATAGATAATGCATTAAGATTTAAATAATGGGAACATATACACACTTTACACATGATGATCAAGAGCTAGATATTGAATATGAGTATGATGAAGGAGAACCAATGGTTTGGACAGAACCAAACGGTGATCCTGGGACACCAGGTTGTCCTTCTACTGTAGTTATAACACATGTTTTTTGTAGTTTAAAAAATACTAAAGGTATTTATGTAGTAGTAGATATACTTCCTGTATTTGATATGATAGTGGAG